CCGGAGGCGAGTTGGGAATAGATGTGTCCCAGTAGGCTTCTTGGGTTTTGCCTACCCAGTTGTCCACGCTCATATCGTGGTCTTTGAGAACCATCAAGTCATTGAACATTCCAACAGCAGCCTTGAGTGCGGCTCCCCCATCGTGGGCGAAGTTGAACATGCCATGCTGGACATCGTCAGCGGCAGACAAGGCACGGAAAGGCACCAAAACGTAGTCAGCTGGATTAGGGTTGAGGTAATCGCGCAAGTCCGAATCCGACATGTTGGAGAACTGGTTACCCAACTCTGCGAAATGTGTCTTGAGACCTGTGCTGTTGAATGGAATAGCAGCGGCAGCGAGCAGGATTTGGGCCGTGCGCCTTGGCATCTATTTGCCTCCCTTGTCCTTGAGCTGTTGTTCTTTGTCCTTCTTGTTCTTCAACCCCTCAGCGCCAAGTTTGCTGGCATTTGAGGGGCTTCCAATTTGAGCTTTCATTGATGGCATTTCATTACCCCGCAACTTGATATGGTGGTACTTCCTCGTCCTCATAAAAGGTCTCAACCACCACGCTATGACGGCACGACCCATGATATGGAGGCAGGGCAAAACCAGCGGCTTCCAAATCCTCATCGCTGGACTCTTGTACGTCAGCTAAGTCCATGTTACCCTTGAGGAACGGGCTGACATCGCTCACTGAGGCAGCCCCTGCTGCCGTAATGGAATCGAGACGGGATACAGCAGCCGACACGGTGAATGTCCGACCCATCATATCACGGCAGAACTCACAGGTCAAATTGTCGTCTGGTCCAGCAATCGTGAAGGTCTTTCCACCGGCAGACCTTAGACTGTTGACCTGCCCAAACACCCTTGCTCTGGAGACTGTTGTGTCAATAATGTTGCGGACACGATCTTTGGAGTCAGTCAGTTCCTGCCCAAACTCCTTGATAAATGAGTTGATACCCTTGGTATTCTTGCCTACAGCTGTTCCATCCTTCAGGTACTTGTCACGAATGTAATTCTTGACCCTGCGCTCCAATTCTGGACTGGCAGCATAGCGGCCCAGGAAGGTCAGGGATGACTCATCGAGCCACTGCATGGCTCTGCCATCCGCCAACCCAAAGTCTGTCCGGGCCGGCACCCCATACCCTTTCTTGACCAACTCCTTGTAGATTGTGGATGTTTGACTTTCGACCATTCGCTTGAAATCTCTGGAGCTCAACTCAATAGAATACTGGCTCCGCAAGATGTTATACAGAGAGTTGGCAACTTCGTCAGCTTCACGACTGCCCGGCTCCAGCATCCCCAAGTAGTGGATGATCTGGGTGAACGCACGCTTCTCAGCGGCACTGAAATGGGCTAGAACCAGGTCAAAGATACCTCGCAAATCTTGCCTGCATCTCCGCGTCATCCACCTTTGGCTTCTTGCGCTCTGCCAATTTTGTTTCGCCTTTGAAGGTGTTGATCACGATTTCTGGCATGACAAATTCATACCGCTTCATAGCCTTGTTGTACTTGAAGTGGTGAGCTGTTTGTTCCTTGGGCTGCTTCTTCTTGGCGTTGCCCGTATTAGCTGCGCCTCCACCCCGCTGATCCAGGTTCTTGTCTTGAACACTGCCGGCCAGTGCGGGGTCTGGTCTCGGTTCTGCTTCTGCTGGGACAGGATAACCCAACCGATTGGCCTTTTGCTGCTGATCAATAACACCTTCCTGATACAAGGCTGCTGCATTGGCAATGTTGATCATCTCTGTCTGAGCTTCCTGAAGGTTGGACAGAGCCTCAGACCGATTGAACGACACACCGATTTCAGCGGCAATACCTTGGAGCAGCAAATCCAAGCCCCATCCAAACTCAAGAGATTTGGCGACCACGCGCTGGTAATTGGTAAGCTGCGCGATCATCTTAGAGAACACCACAGATGCGTATGTCTCTGTGGTGCTGTACGTGCGACCATGCATGGCTGGGTCGGCCCCGATGGCGCTGAAGAGTTGTTCCTCATTCAACTTGAACATCTCCGCCACGCCACGAGCGTCACCCGCAACAGCCTTCACATCGAAGTCAAAGGCACCTTGGAACCCAGCTGCAATGCCGTCTCCAAAGCTGTCCTTCAGCTGATCTGTAATGGACTTGAGGTATGCCAAGCAGCGGGCATGGTACTTCTCCTCAGTCTCACCGGGACGCTGGATTGGCGGGGCAACCTTATAGGTCATAAGCCCCATGACACCAACCTTTTTCATGACCTTATGGATGCTCTTGAGCATGTGCTTCTGGAGCATGTAAGGTTCGATAGCAGCAATAAAAGGTGGGACAGCGTATGGGCTGTCTTCAAGGCGCTCAATATTGCTGTAGAAGTATGTCTTGGGATTCAGGACGATGCCAGTTCCAAAGCCGTTGAACAACGGCAAGGCACCTGTCTTTGGCACCTGTACTGGAAAGTAGCCCATGTTGTCCTTACGGGGAACCCAACGAATGTCTCGGACAGGAACCAAGAACACCTTCTCAATTCCCCTCAAGTCATTGCGGGGCACCCATTCGGTCGAGACAGCCCCACTACGTGCGCATTGGGCAAATAGGGAGTTGAGCAAACCCTCAGTTCCAGCGTTGAATGGGAAGATAGCATCCCCATTGGACTGGATGCGATCAATGGCCGCGGTGATACCAGCCTCGTTGTTCCCTTTGATATTGACCATGTGGCCGGTGTTACCCAACTGGACTACATGGCCAACTGCTTGTCGCAGGTCAGGATTGGAGATGGTGATATTGGTAATGATGTCGTATACTTCAATCGGCCATTTGCGTGGGCTGATGAAGTTGAACATCCCCACGCCGTTGGCGTCGATCATCATTGGAGCATAGTCATCCGGCACGGAGATACGTTTGACCGGCATGCCCAACGTTGAGTTTGTTGGTGCCGGGCTGGTTGTATCCTTGGAGCGAACCAACTTACTCCAAATTTCGTCAAGCACTCCCATAATGTCTCCTTCTACGTGAACAGCACAGGCATATTGCTCTTGGGCTTGAATCTTGCACGGGCGATCTGCGCCATCAGCCAAGCCATTACCAAATCGTCGTTGTAGCCTTCATTCGCACGCGGATTGGGTTTCCCAGACTCCTGGTAGTTGAAGACTAGCATCTCATTGAGAGTACGGAGTCCGTTGATAAGCAGGGAATCGGCAGGAACGCCATTGCCTCGAATCAACTCCCACTCACGCACAAGCTCTTCACCCATGGAGATCATAACAGGCCGATTGACTGAGGTTGTTGTGTAACCAACTATGAGTGTTTCTTCTGTTGTCAACTTTTGGGTTGAGACTTCTGCATCAATCGTGGCTTCCTCTTTCATATATGTGTAGAGGTTGGGATAGTGCTTGTCTATGAGTTTCTGGACAGTTGCGAGACCAACTCCAATGCGGTCGCATATGATCTGGCCCCAATTGTACTCTTTTCCAATAGCGAACGCAAAAGCGGCCAGTTGGTCTGGCTTACACATAATTCGCATCTCTGCCGCCTGAGCCCCACTTTCATACTCAACCACTTGAATAGCACCATAGTCATCTCCATCTCCTGTCATGGGATCAACCGCGATGATATACTGTTTCAGAGGCTCTGGATCCATATAAATGTACAGACCCTCAGCTTTCTTGCCCCACAGCCCATCTGCTGTATCAAATTCCTGTGGTGCAAAGCGAGTCTTGGGCGGCTTGCGAACACGCATGACCTCAGACCATTCGACCAGTATGGACGTATCAAACACAGGTCTACCTGAATTCAAGAAGTCGCAATCAACCTCTTGAGCGCAGAGGGCTGGACCAAGCTCACGTCTCTGCCGGTCATACCACGCTTGATCACGATCAGGATGCATCTTCCAATGGAGTTTGATGGCGTGGAAGTCAGAGATACCAGCGCAGGCATCCCGATACTTCTGTGCAAACCAGTTGCCAAGGCCATTCGCTGTAGACAAAGCGATACACATACCGCCAGTAGACAAGGTGGGGAAGGCAGCGCCCCAGATGGTCTCAATCCACCGGATGTAGGCTGCCTCATCGAGTATCAACAAAGACAGACCTTCTGAACGTCCAGCCTCTTCAGACGTTGGAACAGACATGATTCTGGAGTTGTTCGTGAACGCCATCGTTGACATATTGTCGTGGGCTATGGGAGTTTTCAGCCACACTGGCAAATGCTTGTAGGCGTACTTGATCTTGTCCATGAAGCGATCAGACGCCTCTTTCTTGATGGAGATGATAACCACCGTCTTATCCGGGTGGAACATCGCAAACCACAAGGCAAAGAGCGCCACAATCCACGACAATCCCATCTGACGTGGCTTGAGGACAATGTTGAAGAGGTACATCAAAAACATCTTGATGACAGCCCTCTGGAACCGATACAGGCGCATGGGTGTCCGGCCACGAATCGGGTGCTGTGTATAGCAATAATTGTGGATGAAGTAGATTGGGTTTATGGAGCAGTGGAGGTACTCTTTGAGTTCCTCATCGTTCTCTGGGCCACGTGTTCCTTCCTCATTGTGATCCCAGGGTATACGGGTTGGATCAAAGGGTGGAGCGGCTGTCACCTTGATGACAACTTCCACCTTGTTCTTGATCTTACTCTTCAGCTTTTGTGTGAGGCTGGGCATTGATCACCTTTGACTTTTTGGCTTCATTCTCAGCTATGTCGAGTACAACCTTGTCGTCATCATCCAACGCCATGGCAGGAGGCAGGGAATGGTCTCCATGAGCACGGCCAGATGGCAAGAGACCACCGGCAAGCTGTGTAATCATCTGTTGAAGGGAGATAGGGTCAGTCTGGATACCGTTGCCCTTGTTGATTTGGAGATTCTTGATCTTGATAATATGCTGTAACTTCTGTGCCCCACCTGACATCTTCAACAAACTCTCCATACCATTCGTGGTACGATTGGCCAAGTCGATGGCAGCCAAGGCAGTTCCATACATAGCAGCGCGATCACGCCCTGTCAGTGAGCCAATTTCAGATGGCTTCAAAGGCTTATTGTATGCCTTTTTCTTGTCCTGGGGACTAGACCGGATGAGTCTCAAACGTTCTTCAGCGGCATCGTCAGCTGACTTGATGTCATTCAAAATCATGTTGTACAGGAGCAGAGCTTGGCCGCGGTCACGAAACTTCATCTCCAGTAACATATGAGCCAAGGCAGCGATGTCGCGGGTGTCGTCATCCTTGGTGTAGAACTCAGCCATCTTGTCTTTGATGACGTTGATGTCAAATACGACT